TTTGCCTGATGATTTTTGAAGCTGCTGCTTTCGTCGATGACCACCATATCGAACGGCCAGCTGTGCCCGTAGTAGCCCACCAGCCACTGCACATTCTCGCGGTTGATAAGATAAACGTCCGCCGTTTGGGCCAGTGCTGCGGTACGCTGCCCCACAGAGCCGAGGACGTGTACCAGCCGGAGACAGGAGAGGTGGGACCACTTTGCAGCTTCTTTGTCCCATGTCGATTCTGCTACCTTCTTCGGAGCAATGACAAGCACCTTCCGCACTGCCCAATATTCATACTTCAGCCGCTTGATCGCAGTCAGCGTGATAGCCGTTTTGCCGAGGCCCATGTCCAAGAAAAGCCCCAATGCCGGATCACGAATAATTCGATCAATGCAATACTGCTGATAGTTATGCGGGCAAAAATCCTTCATCCCTCAGTACCTCCCTGCATCGTGCAAGCACGGCTTCGATTTTCTCCACACTATCGACTGCCGAGAAAACTTCAAAGCCCAATGCGCGCAACAGCCCTTGCACATAAAGCTGCCGCTTGCGTTCCGTTTTCCCCGGCTGCTTCGTTTCCACAAAAACCACCTTTGCGCCGGGAAGCAGGATGATCCTGTCAGGGACACCGGAGAAACCGGGGCTTTCAAACTTCAGACACCGGACGCCGTTGCCCAGCTTCTGGACGTCGGTTCTCAGCTTATTTTCGTAATAGGATTCAAGCATTTAGGTCCTCCTTGTCGGTAACGGTTGTAACGTTTTTGACCCCATTTTCTATAATTCCCTACGCGTATAGGCGCTATGGCGGATAACGCCCATACGCCCTTTATTACAGGTATTCAATAGAAAAAGTATGTTACAATGTTACAAAGTCCAAAAAGCCCTTGAAATACGGGCTTTTTCGCTGTAACGTCTGCCGTAACGTTTTTGTTACAGTGTTACACCGTTCTGCGCTTGTAACATCCAGTGTTACAGCAGAATGTTACAGCCTTTTCACGCCCGGACAAAGCCACGCTGCACGCTGTATGGGCCTACCCGGATGACCGTGCCAGACCGCTTCCAGCCGTCCAGCCGCGCCAGAATGGCGTTGATTTCCCGTGTGTCAGCGGGCTTCATTTCCCGGACATTTCCGTTGAACAGCTCACACCAAACTTCCACGGCGGCGATACGGTCACGGTCCACAAGCTCAAGCTCCTGCCCATCCGGCGTCCGTGTAGCTCCGCACCAGTAATCCCGCCGCCTGTCGATAGGCCATTTTGCCCAGTCCACCGGCACCTGCTTTTCAACGAACGCGGCAATAAGACCCTCACGGGCGGACACCTCGCGGTGCTCCTCCTGCTTGATCTTCGCCTCCTGCTCTACGTCACCGGAGAGGTACAGCGATTCGCCAGCCTGCCAGCGGGCCTTTGCCTCTGCCCACAGCTGGTCGATAACGTCGTCGGTCAGGTCGCGCCACACGGTTTTCGTGTGGGGGATTTCGCCCACGTCCACGGGCCAGAAACGCCGGTTGCCGGTCGTGTCCTGAAGGAAGTCCGTCGTATTGGTGGAGCCGAAGAACACGCACTGCCGGGGCAGTTCCGAGACGTGACGGCCATACGCTGCACGGTAGCGGTCGGCACGCAGGGAGAGGAACTGCTTGATGCGGGCGACATCGGTCTTGCGGAAAGCGTCCAGCTCTGACACCTCCACCAGCCACACGCCCTGAAGCAGCTCTGATGCGTCCTTGCCCTCGAAGGTGCGGATGCTGTCGTTGAACCAGCCACGGGACATTTTGTCCAGCAGGGTACTTTTGCCGATGCCCTGCGGCCCGGCGAGGATGACCATGTTGTCGTACTTGTAGCCGGGGATCATAGCACGGGTAACAGCTGCGGCGAAGCTCTTGCGACACACAGCGCGGTTATAGGCGGTGTCCTTTGCGCCCAAATAGTCAATGAACAGCGTGTCCAGCCGGGGCACGCCGTCCCATGTCAGGCGCTCGATGTACTCGCGGACCTCATTGAAGGCGTGCTGCGAGGCGTGGATGTCAAGGGCGCTGTCGATATTGCCGCGCCCGGAGATACCCCAGAAGCGCTCCATGTACCAGTACAGGCCGTTGCTGTCCGTGTCAGACCACAGGCGGCGTTTGCCGTCCTTCTTCCACGGCAGCGGCCCCAGTACCTCACCGCGCCCGGCGAACTGATTGAGCGCAAACTTGCCCTTCAGGAGCGGGTCGCCGTCAAGGATGATAAGCACATTATCAATGGTGCTCTTGATCTTGCCGTCCTGCGTGCGCTGCAACTTCTCAGCCCATGCGGTGTCGTCCTCCGGCGTGGGGTCATTGCCCATGCCCTCGAACTCCCGCATAGCCTGTTCGTGCTGTTCGCGGTTGAGCGTGGCGCATACGGTCTTGTCGGCCAGCGCCAGATCGCACATAGCCTTGTAAGACGGGAGCTTTGCAACGGGCGTTTCCGGCGAGGCATTGTCGTCCTTGTCCCCGAATTTGTGAAGCCGGATCAGATCAAAGGCATTGACCAGCCGCCCGCTGCACGGGTCAGTCGCGTGGTGGCTAAACAGGAACTTGCCGCCGTCGTAGATGATCGCGCCGCCTGTGGTGGAGCCGCCCAGATAGGTATAACGGTCAGGGTCGTTGTCCACAGCCTCATAGATGCCGGGCAGGTAGGCATCCATTGCCGCCAGCACGTTATAGGTGCGGCAGAAGGCACCCACAAGGCCCTGCTTTTCTTCGGGGTCGCCCTGCTTCATAGCCAGCTTCTGATAGCTGGTAGCGCCGGGGACCACCGGCCAGCTCGTCAGATCGTGCCAGTCGGCGTATGTACCCAGCAGGGCGTCTGCGGAGATCAGCGGCGCGTCTACGGCCTTGTAGACGAACTCACTGTCACAGCAGCAGGAAGGCCAGTACATGAGCCGGACCGTTTCAAAGGTGGTCGGATCGGCCATGCCGATGCCCACATGAGCGGCCACACGGCGCGCGCACGGCTCGTATTCGTCAGGGGTCATAGTCCGGTCAGTCGGGACGACGACGCGCAGACGCGGGCGCTCAGGCGTGTGCTTGCGGGTACTGTAAATGCAGTAACTATAGCCCAGCTCGTCCATTTTTCCGATAATGGTTTCCGTCTGCCAGCCGGGGATGTTATCAAAATCAAGTGTGATGATGTCGCGCCCGGTCACGTTGTTTGCCTTGCGGCGCTGCCCCAGCAGGGAGCCGCCCACAAAGCCGCCGACGTCCTTCAGATCGTCCTGCTGCGACTTCTTCAGATGCAGATAGTCTTGCAGGGTTTCAGCCCCACGGACCGGGGTAGACAGCCGTTTATAGAGTTCTTCGACGGTCAGCACCGTCTGTTTCCAGACCATATCACGGCGGTTGTTGCCCACGGATATGGTGATTTGTCTGTCATAGTTCATAATCAGGTACTCCTGTCCTCAGGATCACCCCCCCCCGTCACCGGGGAAGGCGTCGCCTCCTTGTGTAGCTCCGCACCGCTCATTCCCGCGCTTCTCCCGTGATCCGGTCAGACAGCCGAACCAGCTTGTTTGCGCGGACGCGGTCCACCAGAGCGCGGTTGCGGAAAATGACCTTGAGCTGTTCAAGCATGATTTCCACGTCTGCGATCTCCTCGGCCAACGCCTTGGAGTTATCCGCGCCGCGAAGATTCTTCGACAGCTCCTTGGTCAGCTCGGACATTTCCTCCATAGCCATCACAAGCTGCGATTGCTTGCCGTAGGCTCTGACAGCCTCGGCGTAGGTGTCGCACTGGACGGGTGCCACAATCGCGCTCAGACGCTCCTGAAGCTCCTTGTTCTTGCATTCGCAATAGCAGATTTTATCCCGTGCCTGCCTGAGTTCGGTTTCAAGCTCGGCCTTCGTCATATTCATTTGAACACCCTCCCGGTCTTGACATCTTTGATTTCGATGCGGCTGACAAGCTCAAAGCCGCAGTTACGGATGATGAATTTAAGGACCCTCACGAGGTCGCTCACGCGGCCATCCAGCGCGTTTTCTTCACGGACGATAGATTTCACGCCCTCATACGCTGTGGGGTCGTAGTAGCCCTCGCTGTTCCTCTTGGGGTAGTTTGCCATACAGACCTCCTAACAATCGACTTCGATCACGGCGGTCGGGAACTTATCGCAGTTGTCCGCAATCTTCATAAGGAATTCCGCTGTGGTTCCCACGGTGCCCCAGTGGTTGTCCGGCTCGAACTGCCGGT